GACATGCCGCCGCACATCGCCCCGGTCGTCCACTGCCGACGAGAGTTGCCGGGCTGGTCGCTGATTCCGCGCACGCTGATCCGAGGTGTGATCCGGTGAGCGAATATGACCGAGGGCCGGGTGATGCCGATGCCCACGGTTATCCGGGCGATGACAGAAACGACGCAGCACCACCGATAGAGGGATTCTGATGGAAACAAAAAAGGTTTATGCGGCGATCAATGCCGTGACGACGGCAATGGCAACGGACGGAATCAGCAAGTCGCGCAAGAATCAGCAGCAGGGATACCAGTTCCGAGGCATTGATGACGTTTACAACGCCCTGAGCCGCGAGCTGGCTAACGCCAAGCTGTGCGTCCTGCCGCGAGTTCTTGAACGCAACGTGGTTGAGCGCGAAACGAACAAGGGCGGCACGCTGTTCTACGTCACGGTCAAAGTCGATTTTGCGTTCGTGTCAGCCGAGGACGGCAGCGAGCATATCGTCACGACTTACGGCGAGGCGATGGACAGTGGCGACAAGGCGACTAACAAGGCCATGAGCGCGGCTTACAAGTACGCGGCCATGCAAGCGTTCTGCATCCCGACCGAGGGCGACAATGATGCCGACGCGCACACGCATGTCGTGAAGCCGGCCGCAAAGCCGATCACGCCAACAGCTGGCGTCGCCGCCGAGTTCAGCGTTGAGGAGCAGGCATTGTTCCGCGATAACGCCGCCGAGATCATCGCGCTGGTCGAAAAGGGCCGCGAAGCCGAGGCCGTGGCCTACGTCGCAAAGCAGGGCTATAAGCCCGAGGAGTTCGTTGCTGTGTGGGCGAACCTTCCGGCTAACATTCGCAGCAAATACAAGGCCGCCAAGTCCCTGGCGACCGCACAAGGTGAGATCTAATGGCTTTTGAACAGCGAGACAACTCCGGCAGCATTTTCGTCAATGACAAAAAGGAAAAGGACAGCCACCCAGACCGCAGCGGCAAGGCGATGATCGGCGGGGTTGAGTATTACGTCAGCGGCTGGCTGAAGGAGTCAGCAGGCGGCAAGAAGTTCTTGAGCCTTGCGTTCAAGCCGGTCAGCGAGGCCGCGCCGAAGTCCAAGCCGAAGCCTGCGCCGGTTTCCACGCCGGACGATTTCGATGACCTTGACGTGCCGTTTTAACTTGACGTAGCCGTTTAGACACCTGAACATACGGGCACACACAACGAGGGCAACATGATGAACTTTGAAATCAAAAACCGCTGGACATCCGAAGTTATTTTTTCGTGCGAGCTGCCCGCCGAATTGGCGGGCATGGAATATCGGTTTCAGCTTGGTTTTGCAGTAAAGAAAGCGGCAGCTGCAAAAGCCGACCTGCGCAATGCCGACCTGAGCGATGCCGACCTGCGCAATGCCGACCTGCGCGGTGCCGACCTGAGCGATGCCGACCTGCGCAATGCCAACCTGAGCGGTGCCGACCTGCGCTATGCCGACCTGAGCTATGCCGACCTGAGCAGTGCCGACCTGCGCAATGCCGACCTGCGCGGTGCCAACCTGAGCGGTGCCTACCTGCGCAATGCCGACCTGCGCGATGCCAAGAACATCCCGGAATCATGGCTGGTCGTGTGCCGTGATGACATTTGGGCTGTTCTGAGCGCCGCGCCTATGGAAGTCTCCGGCTTGCGCAAAAAGCTGATTGCCGGAGAAGTGGATGGTTCATGTTACGAGGGAGAATGTGCCTGTCTTGTCGGAACTATTGCCAATCTCCGTGGCAAAAACTACGCGTCTCTGCAAGATATCAAGCCGAACTCTAGCCGTCCTGCCGAGCAGTATTTCACTCTGATTCAAAAAGGCGACACGCCTGAAACGAATGAAGCTGCTAAGAATGTCCTCGGATGGATTGATACTTGGCACGCTCGCATGGTCGCCGCGTTCGGCCCGCAGGTGTCGGCATGAGTGAACAGGAACCACGCAAGGCACCAATCGGGCAGCACGCTGTCCGCATGGGTACGGCTGAAGGTGTAGCGGAACGTATCGCGGAGCTGCGGGCGCAGGCTCGCTGGTTTGCGGCGAGTGATCCCGAAGAATCGCAGCGGATGGCGGATGAGGCGGATCGGTTGGAGGGTATCGCGTGAGCTACGAGGCGTTCATCGCGCACAAGCTCAGCATTGTCCCGCCGACTGGCCTACAGACATGGCCGAAGCTGGTAGACGGCTTGTTTCCCCATCAGGTCGCGCTGGTTGAATGGGCGCTGCGCCGTGGTCGTGCGGCAATCTTCGCCGATACGGGCCTTGGCAAGACGCGCATGGAACTAGCGTGGGCTGATGCTATTCACCGTCAGACCGGAGTTAACGTACTGATTTTGGCCCCGCTCGCCGTGGCCGCTCAGACCGTCCGCGAGGGCTTGGAGGTCGGCGTGGTGGTGACGCATATCCGCGAGCCACAGGACTTTGCGCCTGGTATCTGCATTGTCAATTACGAGCGCATCCAGAAGATTGACCCGCGCTTGTTCGGTGCAGTGATCTTGGACGAGTCCAGCATCATCAAGCATCACACTAGCAAGACGCTCAAGTTGCTGATGGATGCATTCCGGTCGACGCCGTTCAAGCTCTGCGCGACGGCTACGCCTGCCCCGAATGATTGGACGGAACTAGGCACGCACGCGGAATTCCTCGGCATCTGCACCCAAGCCGAAATGCTGGCCGAATACTTCGTGCACGATGGCGGCGAGACTCAGGTCTGGCGGTTGAAGGGCCATGCACGCGGACTGTTCTGGCGATTTGTCTCGTCATGGGGCGCGATGGTTCGCAAGCCGTCAGACCTTGGCTTTGAGGATGGCGGATATAACCTGCCGCCGCTGCATGTCTCAGAACACATCGCAGCCACTGAGGCGCAGGCATCGGAAGGCATGCTGTTCGCGCTTGAGGCCAGCACTTTGAGCGAGCGGCGCAATGCTCGGCGGGCCTCAATGACGGATCGCGTTGCAATGTGCGTTCAGCAAATTAAGTCCGATTGGTATAAACTGGCAGGAGACAGCCAGGAGATACGCGATGTCGTGGAAGCCGGAATACGAGGAAAACAGGAAGCTACGAGAAGCAGCCAATCCAGAACTTCGGGAGAAGCGATTGCTTTCGGCGAAGTTGAGCCAAGACAGGAATCGGGAATTTCGGAAGAAATACATGGCGGAGTATTACGCGAAGCATCCGGAGAAATTCGGCCGAAGAACTACCGAGCAACGCGAGCGCTACAACGAAAAACGGCGGGCGGAATACAAAACCAATCCGCAGTTGCGGCAGAAAGTTTTGGCCGATACCAAGGCGTGGCAGACCAAGAATCCAGAGAAACGACATGCTCAAAGGGTCAAGAAATACGGGATGACACCGCAGCAAGTTTTGGAGATCATGAATCGTCAGTCTCACGCTTGTGCGATTTGCGGGTGGACGGAGCGGAAACCCAAGATGTTCCCGATGATCGATCATTGCCACACGACCGGAAAAGTCCGGGGAATCCTGTGCTCGGACTGCAACATGGGGCTGGGGAAATTCAAGGACTCGCCAGCCAGGCTGCAATCTGCAATTACCTATCTTCAGAGCAATGGGTAATTTGGTGCGATTTGAATGTTGAACAGGACGCGTTAGAAAAAGCATTTGGCGACTTGGCTTTTTCAGTTCGTGGCTCTGACCCTTCGGAAGAGAAAGAATCCCGACTTCTGCGTTGGTTGGCTGGCGAGCGACCCGTAATCATAAGTAAGCCATCGATCATGGGGTTTGGAATCAATATGCAGTGCGCGCACAACATGGCCTTTGTCGGTGTCACTGACAGTTACGAGGCGTTTTATCAGGCCGTCCGCCGCTGCTGGCGATTCGGTCAGACCCGCCCCGTACACGTTCACATTTACGCCTCTCAGCTTGAGGGCGCGATTGTGGCGAACCTGAAGCGCAAGGAAGCCGATGCCGCTGCAATGGCTGAATCGCTGTCCGCTGAAACCCGTGATGCCGTCATCGAATCGGTACGCGGATCGGTACGCATGACCAATCCATACGAACCCAAACAGCACGTTAAACCTCCCTCTTTTCTTTCACCTGTGTTGAGCGCATAATTTAGCCTTGGCAAAAAGGCGAGAACAATGGAAACATGGAAGGAGGTTTGTAACGGCTTTTACGATGTCAGCGATTTGGGAAACGTACGGCGGGCAAAGCCTGGGATTTCAACATTCGTTGGTCGGCCTGTTTCTCCGATGGCGTGTGGTTCTGGTTATCAGCAAGTCCAGCTTAATGACGGGCAAACATCTAAGCGGTTTTATGTCCATGCTCTTGTAATGCTGGCCTTTGTTGGGTTGCGGCCTAAAGGCATGGTCATAAACCACAAAGACCTAAACAAGCAGAACAATCGTCTAGAGAATCTTGAGTACGTTACACAGAAACAGAACTGCGCTCACTCGTTTATGGCGCAGGGCAGGAAGCGAGGCCCTAAAAAGCCAGCATCTGAGCCTAAGGGAAGGCCTACAGGCGATTCTCATTGGTCAAAACGCAATCCTGAAAAGGTTGCACGCGGATCAAGGATGCCGCACTCAAAGATGGATGCAGAAATGGTTGTTGAGGCAAGAACGAGGGTCGCTGCCGGAGAAACACAATCTGCGGTTGCGAAGGAAATGAAAGTGTCCGTGGCTCAAATGAGCCGAATCATTAGGAGAACACGATGGACGTATGTCTGAACCAAACCGTCACCGAGACATGGGCGCTTTATCACGGCGACTGCGTTGAAGTTTTAAAGGGGCTTCCTGCAAAAAGCATTGATTACTCAATCTTTTCTCCACCTTTCGCTAGCCTCTACACCTATTCCGCTTCGCCCCGCGACATGGGCAACGTTCGCAACGATGAAGAGTTCTTCCAGAACTTCGGGTTCCTAGTTCGGGAACTGCTGCGCGTGATGAAGCCTGGCCATAACGTTTCGTTTCACTGCATGCTGATGCCGACCAGCAAGGAGCGCGACGGCTACATCGGCCTCAAGGATTTTCGCGGCGACCTGATCCGCGCATTTCAGGCCGAAGGCTTCATCTACGCCAGCGAGGTCTGTATCTGGAAAGATCCCGTAACGGCGATGCAGCGGACCAAGGCGCTGGGCCTGCTGCACAAGACCGTGCGCGGAAACGCCACGATGAGCCGGCAGGGCATCCCTGACTATCTTGTGACCATGCGTGCGCCTGGTGACGTTGAAGATCGCGTCACGCACGATTCAACCCAGTACCCCGTTGACAAATGGCAGCGCGTTGCCTCGCCAATCTGGATGGACATTGATCCGAATGACACGCTGCAATTCCGCAGCGCCCGCGAGAATGACGACGAGAGACACATCTGCCCGCTTCAACTTGAGGTGATCCGGCGCGGCATTGATCTTTGGACGAATCCCGGCGATGTAGTCCTGACGCCGTTTGCGGGAATCGGCAGCGAGGTATACACAGCCGTTGAGATGGGTCGTCGTGGTGTCGGCGTTGAACTGAAGGCCAGCTATTACGAGCAGGCTGTCCGCAACCTCGCCGGCTTGTCGAATCAGGCCGATATGTTCGGAGACGCCGCATGACCGCCGCCAGCCTCAAGGGCGATGCTTGGGCCATTGAACTAGGCCCGCGTACCGGCAAGCTCGCGCCTGTGTCGATCTACGCGATGAAGCCCGAGCAGCCGTGGCACAGTGGCACTCGCATTGCGCTATTCGCCAGCCGTGCGCTTGCTCGGCAGGCCAAGCCCATCGCGGCGAAGATCTGGCCGAATGCGATGGTGGTGCGGGTTCATGTTGGGTTGGAGGTGAAGCCATGAGCACGCATACGCCGGGGCCGTGGGTGGTGAACCCCTACGGTTGCGAGTTTGAAGAAAATTCTGTTTTTGCTCCCACGCTGGCAAGCGGGCAACGTCAAGTCATCTGTTTTGCGCCCGTTGGGAAGCATGCAATGCCGAATCTGCGCCTGATCGCCGCCGCGCCCGATCTGCTGAACGCGCTCAGAAGCCTGCTTCGGCATGTTGAGCGGGCACGAGAGTCTGATCTTCTGGATTGCGATGACACTGGCCCGGAAGATATGGCACGAGATGCCATCGCCAAGGCGGAGGGCCGATGAAACTCGACGATCCCATCCAGCCGCGCACATGCCCAGAGGACGCGCTAGACATCGTCTATCTGGCCGAGGCACCTATCACCATCGGAGGTCTGGTTGCACGCATGTCGTTCCGCTGGACTCGGCCGCAGATCATGATGGCCGTTGATTCGCTCATTAGCTCTGGCGTGGTGGTCTGGACTCAGGTCGTTGACCGGCCTGATTGCCTGATGACAGCACCAGGATTCAACCTTGAGCAATACCAAGGCTCAACGCGCACGACGCTGCGAGGCGCACAGACGCGGGATAGGATTCTGTCCCTGATCGGCGCTCGGCCCATCACGTTGCAGCGGCTTGCGGCAGCGGTAGGCATCACCGAGCGACAGACGGCCAAGCATACATGGGCGCTGATGGAATCCGGCTTGATCGAGGTTGCCAGCCGCGAGCATGTGCGGATCCAGTCCGAGCGAGGCCCGCGCACGAAGGTAGTCAGCTATCGGAGGGTCAATGCAAGACATACCGCAGAAGCGTGAGATTATCCGCGCCCTGATTGCAGCGACCGACCGCAAGCTGGTGAAGTTGACCGGCGAGGCACGCGAGGAAATGGCCTATCTCCGCGACATGCTGGTGATGATGGACGAGGACTATGTACGCGGCGACCGTTACGTCAAGCTCCTACGGGATGACTTCCGACACGAGATGACAATGAGGCGGCGCGAGGCGGCAGAGCAGGCGGTAGCATCACAGAAACGGCGGCGACTGGCCGCATAACGAGGACGACATGAGCGACGACGACAAGAAGGAATTGCAGGCATTGCGCGAGGATATCCGGCGCTGGTCTGACACCGCTGACCGGCTGCTGATCTTGGAAGATCAGGGCATGCCGTGGAACGTGCGGCGCCTGCTGCGGGAGATTGCAGAGGCGAAGGCATGAGCCAAGCCGCTGATGCGCTGATGGGCGTTTTTGGCTTTAAGCGCGTGCCTTATCCCGCATGGCAGCCCATTGAAACGGCCCCGAAGGACGGCAGCGATGTTCTGATCTATAACCCAGTTTCCGGCGAGATGTTCGTTTGCTACTGGTCAAAAGGGCGATGGAAGTTTGCAGTCCATATCGTCATGAAAGACGAGCCGACCCACTGGATGCCACTACCGGAGCCGCCCAAGTGACCGCCGACGATTGCCTGCGCCGCATTGACGCGCTGGTGATTCTTGCCGAAGGCGAGCAGGGCGAGGACTTGCCGCTATGGCGAGCCGCTGAAGTGCTGCGTGAGGCCCGCGAGATGATCCGCACGCTTTCATCCGTGGACGCCAACGTGCAGGCGGTACAAGAGCGCCTAGGCAACCGTGCGGCCATCGGCCTGCTGAAGTACGGCGTGACGACTGAGCGCGAGGACTTGAGCCGCGAGGAATGGCTACAGCACGCGCAGGATGAGGCGCTAGACCTGAGTGTTTACCTACAACGACTGAAGAGGGAACTATGAGCGAATATACCGAGGAACTACAGGCCCGAGTAGCGGCACAGGCTGCGACTATCCGCGAGCTGGTGAAGCTGCCGGATTTTGTGGGCGATGTGGTAAAGCTGATGGAGGCCAGCGGCCAGGGCCAGGACTTAAGTACGTCCATGCTTTATTCCGACTTGATCCGAGAGGAATATAACGAGCTTCTAGACGCCACGACCGATTCAGACGACTTTGACGCATGTCTTGATCTGATCTGGGTAGTGATCGGATACATGCACGCTAGAGGTTGGCCAATTGAGGCAGGATGGCGCGAAGTAGCGCGAAGCAATCACGCGAAGATCGTGGGCGGTCAGGTATTGCGCCGATCCGATAACAAGATCCTTAAGCCTGCCGGATGGACGCCGCCTAACCTTGCCTGCCTGCTGAATGTCCGCGATGCAGGCCCGACAGCATATGCAGGGCGCGCGGGAAACGTAGACCGCGACCGAGTGTAAGGACTAGCCCTCTCCGGAGGGCTTTTTCTTGTTCATGGCTGGCGGTACGCCGTGATCCCATGACGGCTTGACGCTGAGGAAAAAGCAGGTCAGCGACAGGCCCAGAGCCGCATGCAATGGTTGCATAGGGATCATCCATACATACGGAGCAATGAGCATTGCAACCGCAGCCGCTGTGAACAACCCGATGGAGATGCGCACGGTATTGCGAGACTCAGGCCCGAGCTTTTGTGCCCGGCAGAAACCAGCATAGGCGACGCCAGCCCATCCGATGTTGTAGACAATCAGGGTAATCATTTCGGAACCTCGTGAATCTTTCTCCTACCGTATTCGATGACGAGATCGGCAAACAGTGCGATAACGCCCGCAACCGCCATGATCAGCTCGCCAGGGTCCCAACCAGAGCCGAGCCAGCCAGCGACCATCTTCGCCGCTACGGTAGTCAGCAACATGCTAAGGAGTATGGATTTTGTAACCGACTTGAAGGCTTCCAGACGAGTGGTCGTCGCCCGCCCACACAGTGAGATGATCGAGCCGCAGATAGCCCCAATGAAAATCAGGCCATAGGTGTCGATGGTAGGGGATAGCGCGAACCCGACGGCTGCGCTGCCGGTTGCTACGAGAGCAGGATCACTTCGTCCGAGCATGGGGCTGCTGCCATATTGCGAACACGGCGAGAGCAATCCCGCCGACGTACAGAATGACGCGATAGGGCGCGTCTCCCCACCGCTCTGAGCATAGCCCGCTGAACGAGTCACGCGATACGATGCCGTAGCTGTCCAGCCCGCAGAGTCCAACCTGCAAGTCCTCGACGGCCATCCACAGGCATCCGACGACCAGCAGGCGCGACCATACCGTCAGCGCATCCACCGAGGCCAGCAGCCGAGCTAGCGCGATGCCGGATAGACCATAGACGACCGTTCCGGTGAACCCGCCTAACACGTAGAACCAGACCGTGCGCCCGACAGGATCAGGCGTAATCAGGTAGTACGCGAAATGCTCGACAAGGACCGCAGCGAACACGATGGCGGCTGCGGCTTTCATCAGCCCTTCTTCTTTTTCTTCTTGGGCTTCTTGATCTTGACCGTTTCCTGTTCGGCTTCCGCGATCAGTTTCGAGGTCGTTGGTTTCGGGGGTGGTGCCCCAGGTCCGCCTAGTGCCATTGTTCTACTCCGGTTTTGATTGCCATATAGCCCGAGCCGCCTGTTTGTCTGCCTCGGCTTCGCGCCAACCCTGCCGCCATTTTAGCCCACATGATACCGCTTGTCGGTACGTCCTAGCCTTGCAGTCAGTTACCTGCCTTGCCTCCAGTTGCGCCGGCATCGGCAGCCGTTTGGGTGGCGTTGAGCAAGCGGGCAAGATCAGCAGGCAAGGCAGCATCAATGCAAGCGTCCGGTTTGATCTGCGCCAACGTCTCGGTTTCGCGGTCATGCTCGCGCCTCAGTTCGTTGATCGTCTCCGCGTGTTTCTGTGCGGCGGCATACATAGTTGATAGTTGACTATAAGCCGTTGTGAGGATTTCGGCCCTTGCGTTAGCGACGCTAGCCCGCTGCCGTTCGATCGTGCCCCATAGCACCAGCGCGCCGAGCAGGACAGCGCCGGCAGCATACGGGGCGAGTCGCCGAGTCCAGCCCTGCACGATCCACGGGATCATGGCCGGAACACTCGACGGCCTGAGCGCGGCGAAACGCGCTGTAGGTGGCACCAGTTCGGCGTCGCGTCGGGATGCTCAAGCCATAGCCCGATGCGTTCGAGCGTCGGCAGGTTGGCGAGGCACCAGGCATCGAGCTTGCCGTCCGGATCAGCGAAATCGACCGCGTTGCCAGTCATGTGGTTGCTGCGCTTGGCTGCGCCCTTCACGCCAGCATTGACCGCAGGCGGACGCCAGCCGGACGTAACGCGCGGCAGCGGAAACGGCATTTCTTTCGCCAGCATGTTGCACCGGCCGACAAGATCAGCGGCGTTCAACTCAATATCGCGGGTCAGGTCTGCCGGATGCAGCTTGTCGCGGCCCATCCAGTAGTCGGTAAGCGTCACGCTGCACCCGTGGTGTACAGGTTGATGAACGTCGGATCGGCAGCAGCCGCAATGGCCGCACCGACGGCGGTAGCGGTCGGCGCAGTCTCGAAAACGATCGTGTTCGGGCTGAACGTCACCTCCTGAACCCGCAGCGTGTCAACGCCGACGCTCAGATATTGACCCGGCCCAATGCCGCCCACTGCGCCGACATTGATGACAGTGCGATTGCCGGTCGTAGTGTCGCCCGTGGTGGTGATCGTCGCCGCGTTGGCCTTGTGCTGGCCCGCAACGGAGCAGATGCGGGCATAAACTGTTGCCGCCGCAATAGTCGTATTGTAGACAATGTCGCCCCTATCCCACTGCTTTGGTCGGCTGGTGGGCGGGGCAGCTGAGGCGTAGTCCATGCTGCGCACGACGCGACCGTCGATGAGATCTCCTTCCCACTGCGCGCAGCGGCCTTGGAAATTGTCATCACCGGAGGCCGTGCCGCTGACCGTGTGCGGCGTGGTCACGTTGACGAACTCGTTGTCCAGCACCTTGAGGGTCGAGCCGATCCGGCCGTTGGCGCTGATCGCGTTTGCGGGGGCGCTGGCACCGTACTTCCGGGCGATGTAGTCGGACGCGAGGTTCCCGCTTCCGAGGCTGATGCCCGTGGTGCAATCGACAAATTTGTTTCCCTTGATCGTCGAGTAGGGACTCGTGACCAGAGTCATGCCCGTGGTGCAGGACTGGGCGCTGTTTCCCTCGAAGACGACGCCACGGTGCCACAGGCTGTTGATGTTGTAGCCGGTGCCGCAGTTCGCGGCCACGTTCTCGCGGATGAACATGCCGCTGCTGGCGACCTGATCGCGCGCGGCGCCATCCCACAAGATCCCGTTGGCGAAGTTGTAAACGTAGTTCCCTTCAACAATCAGCTTGTTCGGGGTTTCGCCGCGGTCGATCAGAATCGCCGGACCGAGACTCGTCGGGAATGTGTTGGCCTGACGGATGACCACGTTGTTGCGCACGATGCAGTTCGACACACGCAGCATGATGCCGCCGTCGAGCGTGGCGTTGTCCCGGCCCGGCTCGATGACGTAGTTGCCCTCAATGACGCAGGGCGGGAACGTGCTGTCCACGGTCGCGCCTGCAAGCGACACCGCCGGGTTGACGCGGGTCACGATGCCGCCGTTGCTGGTTCCGGACGCGCCACCGACGTTTAGCGGTGAGCGGATGACGATGTTGTCCTTGACCGAGATACCGGTCAGCCCGCGCAGATAGATGCCCTGCTCCCATGAGGCGTAGACGTAGTTGTCAGCGATATGGGTGTCGGTGCGGTAGACCTGCGCGCCGCCCGGCGTGAAGCTGCCGCGGTAGTTCTGGATGCCGCAGTTGCCGCCGACGATCACGTTGTTGGTGATCAGGCCCGGCCACCGGTCGTAGGTCTGGGACAGGCCGTCGATGCCGACGTCGAGACCGACGTTATCCACGTAGTTCCCTTGAATCAGGTAGTCCTCGGGGAAGTCTGGATCGGGACCGCTCGCCAAGTAAGCGCCGATGATGCCGCCGCAGATGCTCGGAAAAGTTGAGAACTGCGTAAAGGTGTAGTCCAGCATTGACGCCAGCGTCTTGCCGTTGGCGGCAAAGAACGAGTTGTTCAAAATCTTGCAGTGCTTGCCGCCACGGTAAAGGATGCCTTGCCGATACTTGCGGATCGTGCAATTGCTGATGACGTACTGCTCACAGTGATAGGCATCAATGCACGTCGCTTCCTGACCAGGGTTGAACGAGCGCGTCGGCAGCAGCGCGTTGTATACGTCGTACGGGATGTTCTCGAACGTGCCGCCGTCGATTGACCAGTTGTTGACGGTGTTCGCGAGAACGGTCGCAAAGCATGCGGTCGGCGTCACTTGATTGATCGGCTTCAGCGTCCACTGCCCGCGCCAATGCACGTTGGCCTTCTTGTTGATGGATGCGCTGGTGACGTAAGTCCCAGCCCACCACAGTTCCACTGGCCGCCCAAGCGCGGCGCAGTAGTCTTCGGCGGCCTGGATGCCGACGGTGCTATCCGAAACGCCGGTCGGATCGACGCCGACGAAATCGTTGACGTTGATGAAGTCGGACAGCTTCTGCGCGACAGTGCGAACCTTGATCTGTGCAAGTGCCGCCAGCTGATAGCCGATCAGCGTCGCGCCGTCGGGGTTCCCGAGCTGCAGAAATTCGCTGGTCGGATTGGGCGCGTTCAGCAGAAGCTGCGAGTCGCTGTCGCGCACCAACAGGCTATAGGCGGAATTGACGTAGACCTGCGCCGGGGAACCATTGCGGGCGATGTACCCGCGCACAGTGCGCAACGGCTGCGGCGCTGGGATGGTAAGCGCCGCATCCCAGAAGATCGGGATCGGGTTCGTGATCGGATTCAGGTTAACGGCGCCGATGTAGACATAGCCGGCGTCGAGGACGTCCCCGTTCCGGTCGTAGAACAGTGGCAGCGGGGAGTCGATGGGGAAGGCCATGGGTTATCTCGGGGATGCGGATTGACCGCCGAGCACGTTGCTCAGGGTCTGCGTCTGAAGGGGGAGCGATGGGCCAGCCGTCGTCACTG